CGCAGCTTGGTTATTCCAGTTCTTCCAAGAGGTTGAGCCTTCACCTGCGGTTGATGTCTCGTGAATAAGCATGCCGTCAGTCAAACCGGAGGCTGCTGAATAGTTAGCCGCCCGTGTGTCGCCGGAGCCAACCGGAAAAACATCTTTATATTTCGCATCGGCATTAACGAGCGATTGGCAATAGGTAGTTAAGTTGCTGTTTCCGTTGTTCACATAGGACGCCACGTATTGCCAGCCACAGCCGACCATATCAAACACGCCGGTGGGATTACCGGTAGTTGATGTTTCACCCGATGTATCCAATGATCCTGTAGCATTCGTTGCACCGTTGGTGGTGTATCCGGTATGGTATCCACTGTCTCCGTTAATCTTCGGACGGCCCTGGCCAACGGCATAGGCCAAGAGCGCAACAGCACCCCACTCCGAATTCTTCAGCATGTGACTGTCTAGGCCAGTAGCGGAAGTAGCCACGTTATTCTTGAGGTTCAAGCACTGGTTAAAGATATCGTTTACCGTTATGTTTCGCCACGACACCTTGCCCGGTAAAGAACCTGGAATGCCGCCATTGGCATCGTCTTTATACGCCTGGTATTTCATCACCCAGATGCCTGGCAGCTCGACAGTTCCAAATTTGAACCCTGGGTGCTTTTTGCATGCCCGACCATCAATAGGAGTGGTGTCATCCATGGTTCCGCTGCTAAACCGGATTTTTACTTCGGGGTCATCGGCATACTGTATAGCTCTATAGGTATAACGGGGTATCCACACCCATAGATTACCCTTAGTGTCCTTGGCGTTGGCCCACATTTTAGGAGCTACGCCATTTACCGTGTTGACCGGGTCATAGTTATATTGCCAATTAGCCAGGGTGGACTCCTGAAATGTTTGGCCGGACACATGATTGACCGGCTTCCATCCCGCTGGCAGAACCGGCGCATTTGCTATTCCTGAAACTAAAGCCATGGTCATTCCTCCTCGATAATTGAATAATAAGCAAAGGGCATTATTCGCATTGCTAACGCTCTGCTACTAAATGCCCTTTTCGGCTTGTGTTTTTACCCATATAGGGAAGGAATAAGGCTCCTTTGGTTCTGGTAGCCCTGGATATAGGTCCTTGAACCTATATCATCTCGCAAAATAAACCAGAGCAGGCGCGAAAGCCCCTGTTGCTGTTGGCATTGCCATTGTTGTTGTTGAAGTAAGCCAGGCCAGCGTTGTCGTTGCTATAGTTGCCACCACGCATGAACACAGGGTTGGTCGAATACGGGAAGTTCGAGTTCGCAGCTGCAGCCTTATCCCTATGGTTTTACTTTGTAAATGTGAACTGGTTAAGTATCTTGTGGATTAGCCAGTAGCTATCTGCATGCTTGGCATATCCCATCCAGCTCATTAAAACCCTTCTGATATCATCTACATCCATATCACCTGCCTTATATTTCTTCTGGAATTTTCGCAGCTTCCGCTTGATACGGCGCTTGCTTTCCGTTCGTATCTTCATATGAGTTGGCCAGATCTTGTAACCACAAAAATTAACCCCGTTTTTGGCGGGGAATACCTGTGACTTGTGATTCAGCTCCAGCCTTAACTCTCCTTTTAGGAAGGACCTGATCTGCTCTAAAACATGGTTTGCAGTTGCCTTGTCTGGCAAGACCATCACAAAGTCGTCCATATAACGGGCATACATCTTTACTCGCAGCTGGTGCTTTACGAACATGTCAAGCTGATGCAAATATACGTTTGCAAACCACTGCGAAGTATAAGAGCCTACCGGTATCCCTGGATTTTCCGTGCTGTCAAGGATTACTTTAGTGAGCCATAATACTTTGGGATCCTTTATTTTTCGTGCAATGATGTTATAGAGGATGTCATGGTCGATGCTAAAGAAGTAGCTCTTTATGTCGCATTTCAAAATATAAGGTTCTTCCCACGCTCGTTTGGCTCGCTGCAGGAATTCCTGAACTCGATAGGCAGCCCTGTGCATGCCTTTGCCTTCCAGGCATGCGTAAGAGTCAAATATAAAAGCTGGGCCAAACACCGGTTTAATAAAATTGCCTACATACCACTGATGCACCACCCTGTCGCGGTATGGTGCCGCCTTGATTAAGCGCTCTTTTGGTTCATATATGGTAAATTCCCGATATTCCCCTGGTCGGTATGTTCCTGTCTTCAGCTCCCTGGCCAGAGCAAACAAGTTGCTCTCCAGATTCATTTCAAATTGGATAACTTCGGCAGTAAACCTCTTGCCTTTCCTGCCTTTCAGGTGCGCCGCCATAAGTGATGAAAATGTTAAGGCCGGATCAAATAAATTTCTATAGGTCTTGGCCAACGGTGGACCGTATCCAACCGCCGAGGATGCGGCCGATTTCATCGAGGCGACGCGACCACTCCATGTAATTCTGGTTTGAAATATATCTGTTTTTGTGGGCCATGCGTACTAATACCTTCTGAAGCTGGATTTCTGCATCAATGGCATTGAGCATGTCGACGCGCAGCTGCCGGTTATTGTATACCTTATTGGCTCGTAGGATGTACTTCAAAACAGTATACATACTGTCTTTAATGTGCGCTGCCATGGCGAATTTCTCTGATTTCGGGAATTTACGCAATAGGTTATATGCATACTCGATCAGATCGACGTACTTCTGGTAAATGAGAAGCTGGCTCTGTTTTGTCTGTGGCAAGATAACATCCCCTTATCATTTACGGTAGCACAACCTTCTTGTTAACCTCATCATAGGCTCCGGAAATAATATTGATGTCGTTTGTGTCCCTGAACGTGATCCAGTACATATTTGTCGCTAAACCATAGGCCCTTGCATGTCCATCAAATTCATAGCGCATGCGCATATCCAGCGCATCTGTCATCAAAGAGCCGGTGCGATTAAGCGATGTTTCTGCGGCATCATATGCCTCTTTTATCCCGCGTTCCATGTTATTTAGCTTGGTTGCGCTGACAGGGGTTCCTTGCTGGATTATCTCACCAGTCAATGGGTCAACTATATGATCTAACCATTCTGTGGGCGTATAAGGCATTATGTTTCCTCCTCTCTTATGCTGACTTTGAAAGCTATCAACATGCCCTTATCAGCTGTTTTGGTTATGTTTTCAGGCTTATCTAATATTACATTCCCCTCCTCGTCTAAAATTTGAAACTTTGTAAATGTCCCTACATCTTCGTCTGTTAAGTAAAGATAAACCTGAATTGATTCTTCGCTATATTCCTTTCGGAAAATAGGGACGGTCACTTGCTGCCCGTCTTTAACATAGGCCCCTTGGGCAAGCAGGCTTAATATTTTATTGGCTATTTGAGCCATGCCATGCGGCGTTATCATATTTGCTCACCTCCTGCGTAAAAGGTACCGCATAATGGATAGTTGACAGTACCATAAAGAACCCTTGGTACTACTGCAATTCCTGACTTCAATAATCGGCCGCTCCATCGTTCATCGTCTCCGGCATAAAATGTGCCGCATAATCGATATGGGAAGTCAAATCTGTGGCTCGCCGTGCTTACATTCACCACTGCTTTGCTTTCAAAAACTACCTCAAAAGCCAAATGTGACGGCTTTACTCTTTTTATTGCCTCCACGATGGATTGAAAGTTTATATTGCTTTCCCCGGGTGAAATGAGAACCCAGAATATATATGTCCCTTCTATGTGCCGTGCTTCTACTGGTCTTCCGGTTATATCTTGGACAAATTGTTCTATTTTTGCTGGGTTCATCGGGGCCCGCTTGCCTCGTTTTATGATTACCCTCTGTCTCCTCTCTTCGAGGCTCAAACTCTCATCTGATGGTATATGGTACCGCTGTTCCCAATACTGGATCCCCCATGTGGCCGTCTCCGGGAATGCCTGAAGTCGCAGCTCTTCGAAGAATTTCCAGGCCTCGTCAATCTCCAGGCCCATGACCTGGAATATCCATTTTGCAACGTAGGACTTGTCATAAATCGGAGATACGGTCTTCAGCATTCTCTTGGCCGCCGGGCTGGTGGGGAAATTCTCTAAATTCACGAACTTTCACCTCCGCCCGTAGGATCGATGGCGCCTGTTACCGGATATTCATCCTCTTCGAGTTCGATGTTGGCGGTACCCCCGTTCATGGTTAGGCCGGTGAAGTCTTTTACTCCTTCTGTGTTGGTTAAAATTGAGCTTACCCTGTTGTATCTCACTACTCCTTCTTTCTTGGCTTCGACATAGTATGTTCGAAGCTGCGCTTTGAAACGTTCCAGAACAGTTTCCTGGTTCTCACCTGCCTTTAATTCGAGCGTGAAGCTATAATTTATCTCCTTGGCCGTCGGTGCCTCTACGGTGACCGTGGCGCCTATTGGAGCCTTCCTCTGCAGCCTGTCGTCCGGCGACATTATGTTGTTGTAAACTGCAGTAATTATCGCCTGGTTGGCCGGTTGGCCGTTGGCGTCAATTACGACCACTTTCACCGTTCCTGGTCCTGCCCATTCCGGCATTACCAACGCGGTACCCACGCCAGGAACCTCCTCCGCCCATCGCTTATAATCGCCATCGCTGCCTACAAAGCTGGCCTCACTGGCTGCGTCAATTTCCATGATCCTGTTGCGCAGCTCGTCGTCGCTCTCTACTTCGGTCCCGCCTGTGATTGCTGCTTCGTTGGTTACTGATGTAATGCCCTTGATTGGTGTCATCATCAAAGTGACCGTATTGGACGGCACGTTGCCTTTTATTCCTGGCTCGACGGCTGTTATTTGAACTCTTACCGTCCCATCCTCGCCGATAGTGTATTTCTCTGTTGTCTGGTACTCAATTGCCGGCGAGTCCGCTGTGGCCGGTGCGGCAAATTTGAAACCTGCAGGTATTGTCGTTCCTGGTATGCCTGTTATCAGCAGCTCTCCTGAAGCTGCATTTGCTGGTTTCCTTGTTATGCCGCGTCCTTTTGCATGATAGTCCAGCCATTCGTCGTAGGCCCACATTGGGAACATGATCTTCAGGGTTTCTACGAGGTGGAATTCCAGCATTTCCGCTTTTTCAAGTGCTGTAGGCTTGGTGAAATCCCAAGGAAAGCCGTTTTCCATATCGTCTATGTCCGGCGGCAAGTTTTCCATCATGCGCTTATGAATTGTTTCAGCATCCTGGTCGTTCAAAAAGCTGGGCGGTACAAACTCTGGTATCGACATTCATTCCACCTCCTTATGTTTGAAAATTCACGCCTATTTTTTGCTCTTCCCACTCCTTGCCCTTTACGATGAACTCGCAATATAGGCTGTCGCTGCTCCATGTGAATTCAAATCCGCGGACGTATTCTGTCCTTGGGTTGACCATGAGCGCCTCCGTGATAGTTCTCTCCAGGGCCGATTCTACTGCTTGTCTGTCTGCCTGCTTTAGTGCATCGTGAAGCTCGATTCCTATATCGCTGCTATATGCCATTCTTTCCAGGCGTTCAGTCAGCACGGTTTTAATGCACCACTGTTTGTATGCTTCTTTCCCATCGGCCACCACCAGTTTGTTAGCTCCATCTCTTCTGAAGTCTCCAAGCTCATAATCAAAATAAACGCTCGGCTTATATTTTTGCTCTTCTGCAGGTGTCGATATCTTAATCTCTGGAACTTCAAAGACAGGAAACAGGTTTTTCTCTGCCATATGATCAGCCTCCTATCTTTGTTGCCGGTAGTACAATGTCAATGACTACGGCATCGTTTTGTACCCAAGCTACCAGGACTCTGTCTCCTGGTTTAAGCCAGCGCATGCTTTCTGGAAGCACTACATCATGAGAATGGTTCGCTTCTGTTTTTGTCTGGGTTAATGGTTTGCCTGGGTTATGAGTTGCGTCCCTGCACACCAGGTAATCGGTTTTAGGGATTGGTATCGGATATGTGTTTGTTAGCAAGCTGTAATCTTCCTGAATTACTCCAAAATCAAGCAAGAGGGGGGATGCATTTACTTCCTTCATCCGTTGCTGCATTACTCTTGCCAGCTTATTTATGCCTGCGTTACCTGATGACGGTTTCACTCTCCCACCTCCTATGCTTTAGTTATAGAGCTTGGTTTTACCCAGCCGATGGAGTCAACGTGATATGGGCATGGCCTTGAAGTGTCTACTTTAATTGTGATTGTGCATTTGCGATTAGTGAATGTTTTTCCTTGGCCATTACCATAACTGTCGCGATATACCGGTCCATTCAAGATCACGCTATCGCCCTTGTTGAACTCTCCGGAACTTGAAGCTGCAGCAGTGGATACTTGTGTGGTAGTGGCCACTGTTGTTTTGTCTATCTCGTCTTCCAGCTCCATGGTCATTGTCCTGCTGCCGGCATCGTGCCTTATGGCTTTAATGATGTAGTATCCGTTGAGAGTTCCGGCCTTTACGTGGATCTTATCTCCTTTGCGGATCATCGGAACATCCGGAGCTTCGAGAACTATCGTCCTGGCCGGCTTGCCCTGTTCGTCCAGCATTTCCTGGGCTGCTGATTTTGCTGTGGCCAGTGTGTCGTCCTCTGATCTGTTGTAGATCCTCTGGCGTATACCGTATTGGGTTTGCCCATCGAGTACGGCCTCCACCGGTTGCCTTCCTTCGCTGTCTTCCTTGCCTACCACCTTTACCCTGGTGACAAGATCCACGGTGCTGATCTTATCCCTGACCAGCGTTGCGTTTGTATCCTCGTCAAAGTGATATATGGTCTTGTTGCTCCCCTTCGGAAGTACGCTTACCTTGCCTTTTGTAGCCCGGATAATGCATTTTGGAGCGCCTTTCTTTGCTGCATCGTCCAGAAGCTGAAGGAGAATGTTGCTCAAATACTCGTTTTTGAAAGGCGTCTTTGCATGCGCTACGTCCGGGCCCTCATATTTCTCGACGGGCACTCCCCAGTCGTTGAATATCCCCATGATGGCCGATTTTGTCCCTGTGCCGGCTGTATAATACCTATTGTCCTGGCTTTGCTGCAGATTGAAGAGCTCATCATAAGCCATAATGTCAAAGATTGTTGCAGTATTTCCAATTTCTCCTGGTTCCCACTCTACTATGGTTCCTCTTGCTACCTCATCGCTGCCGGTTCCCCAATCTGCAATAATAACCACTATGCATCCTGGTTGTGCGATACTGGAGAGCTTTTTCCCTTCGTATGTGATATTGTGGAGCGATATGTTGGTTCTCATGGCCAGTTCTGCATCCCCTTCTTCCCAGCCGATACTTTCCGCGGCCTGGGTAACGTCGATCTGCTTGCCTGAAGATGTGATCAGTATCGCTCTGTATTTGATTTTGCTTATGTCTATCGTGGCTTTTCACCTCCTAACTTGGCAACATTAGTACTTGTCCGGGGTATATGAGACTCGGGTTCTTTATCTTGTCCTTATTTAGGTTGTAAATCTCCATATACCTTCCGCCTTTGCCAAGGGTCAGCTGCGCGATCTTCCAGAGACTATCTCCGCTTTTGACGGTATAAGTCTTGGCTGCAGCTTTTGCTGCCGGAGGCCTGGTTGTCGTGCTTGTTTTATTTGTCTGGGGCTTTGGTTTAATATTCAGTTCATTTACTGTATAAATTTCTATGGGTTTTGCTTCTATGAAGCTGATTGTGTATTCATAGTCGCCATTTCCTCCGGTGGGTTCTGCAGTATAGCCATCCAGATATACATCGTGATTGATTATGGTCTCGGTCACCATGAGTCTTATCTTGGTGCCTTCTTTACGCCATCTTTCCCAGGTGTTTATGATACTCTTTGGGTTTTGCCAGTATTGCGATTTTACATAGCTGGCGTTCCTTCGGCTTTTGCCGGGGAGGGTACCGCTCCACGAGAAAGTTA